GTTCTCTTTATTTCTCTTTCAGTTTTCTTTCTATTTCTTGAGCCTGAAAGATATTTTAAAGGTACTCCTGCTTTACTCTTTCTTGTTTTTCTAAATTTTCTTTTCTTCTTAATCATTATTTGATTTCCATTTTAATTTTTCTTAAAACTTCTTCTTCATTGAATCTCATTGATATACCAGCTTCAAATCTCATTACCTCTTTGCCATTTTCAAATATTATTATTGTTGGCACAGTTTTAATACTCC